AAAGAGAGCTAGGCTCGTCTCTTTTCGTAGGGAAGTAATTGCTCCCCATGCACCATCAATAATTGATGGGCCTCCTGTCCAGGTATATTCGGACAAAAGAAGGCTGTTACTCGATCCAGATGAGGCTCAAGTTTCTCTTCCGAGAACCTGAGTTAAACCCACCATGGACCAAATGACACCCACTGTACAACTGGTATCTTCACAGATAACCATCTCTCGAACTTGGACGGTATAGGAACGCCGTTGTCGCAAGAGAGAACCAGTTCCTTCGCCTTATGGACAGGGTTAATTACCCTGCTCATTAGGACCTCAGCCAATGACGGCCGAGGTCTGCCGATCTTTTCAAGAGATCGAATCAGAAAAGGAAGATCGCAAAACTGCCGCGTCTTAGATACACGGACGTGGACAGTACCGAACCAACCGTCATTACCTCGGTTGAGCTTTGATGGGAGAACTTCATCAAAGTCCCCGATAAGCGCGGCATCGCCGTACCCATCGGGAATAGTCGGTTTACGTAGAGAGGTTGGTAATAAGCTAATACATTTCTCATACGTACTGAAAAAGCGGCCGTCAAGACCCCAGGATAACCTGGAGTATCGACGGATCTGGTTAGCAAACCAGATAGCTCGTTCAGGCGATTGGATGTCCTCGCGGACATACAGTGGTGTTACGTCAAGACCGTTAAAGTAGTGTTTCCACAACTCTCACGGAAACACCCATCAACAAAGCTCTTTTTGGTATTAGTGGAAAATCCACAATGTTTTAGGAGCCAAATTAAGGAGTGAGCAGCAGCAGTGGGGATAATAATATCATCCCCATAGATACTTAATTGACGTTGATCGATTCTGAAGAGGGAGCACACAGCTGAACTAAGAGCCAAAAAAATCAGGCTCTCAAGCTCAAAGGTGTATCCATTCCCCATACTCGACACCTTCTGATACTCGACACGAGTACCATCAGGGAGAATGCCAACTGGACTGCGGCTTAGCTTTATCGCCTCAAGCCAGTCGGGTGGAAGGAGCTCTTCAACAAGTCTCATAGAGACTGTGTCTGAAGCTGCAGCAAGATCAATGGTGGAAACACTACCATCGATCGAGCCCAGATGCGCGAGCACCTGGTTGCGGGTCTGATCATTAAGATCTACCCCAGTCCGCTTTAGACGTGATCGAATCAGGCCGCCGATTCCCGCTTGAACAAAAACATTCATTTGGGGTTCGATGGCGATGATCCTATCCGTCTTCGCATTCTTCGGTACAGTGACAACGCGATTTCCCTCAACTATGTCGATACACTTCCGAATTTGTTCTTCCATCGGAAGCAACGACAGGGAGTCAGGGGTCTCGTCCGCTAAGGCGGCTACATGGAAATACCATGTTGGGACACGACGAATAGCCGTGTACGCGAGAAGCGCGTTTTGCCTCGTCGAATGGGGCTTGGCCCCATATTTGTAGTACGCATCACCATAGATAGCCCTGAGCTTAGAGGTTGCCCCCGGCCCATGCTTCATGTGGCGTTCCGCATGATCCCAATTAAAAGGACCAAGGAGTCTTAGAATCTTTTCCCGAGCCATGAAAATCATAGACTCAGGTGTGTAAGGGCTTAAAGCTCCGTTCACAATTCTTTGGCTCAGACGAAAATTCGTCTCGGCGCATACCTCCTCAGACTCACGAAACTTCGTAAAGGCCACCTGCTTTCGGTCAATACCTAGTTCCCAATTGGGATACTTTGACATCAACTCAACAGCGAGGTAATCATCACGAAATTTGCAAGCCTGATCGCGCGAGTAAACCCGAGGGTCTATCTCAGCGTTAATCACAGACTTATAATCCGCTCTAAGTAGAGCGGAAGCCTGTGACAGAGATAGCTCGCTACCGCAGCCAATTAAGGTTGCGATAGCAAGTTCATTTGCAGCACTAGCGAATCGACGGTTCATCCCATGTTGGGATTTTACTGGCTTCATTGGACTATGCCTTATATGAAGTGAACGTACTGTTCGGACTGGAGCTTAACGCTCTTTGTCCGGAAGGAAACGGCTAAGCCGTTGACCGAGAGGATGACGACAGTAACCTCTTAGTAGACAGGCTTGGAGCCTGGCACTGTGAGAGCCACTGGAAACATCCTCTACTGACCCGGGCTCCGGTAATCCGAGAGCCTTCCAGTTAACATCGGGTTTATAACGATCCGAATGCCACTTAAAAGGAGGGACAACCTTCGCGAGAAGGGAAAGGAGTTGGCCAATGACCTGAGCCCAAAAGAGGGCCCAGCTCACAGCTAACCCCACGCAGGGTCGAGATTCTCCACGGCCGCAATAAACGGCGCGGAAGCAATCAAATCCTTCAACCTGAGGTAAAGGTCCGTACGTTCTGCCAGCGTACTGTTGGGCGAAAGCCACACGGAGACGCTCGCGGAACTGGTCCGCATCACATCACCGGTAGCAAACGTCGCAGTATCCGCCACCGCTACCGTCGGGAGAGTAATATTCCAATCACTCTTCGTCTGGGCACCTTTGGGGGTCTTAAATTTCGAGGAAAGCCCCGAAAATCCCCCGGCCAAGCTGCTCGAACGATCCATCCAGAGTGACGAAGTCACCCCGGGTGTATTATCCGGCGAACCTGACGGGGAGTAGACCTTGGTATTAAGCGTGATAGCAGCCTGTTGGCTCATTTTATGATCCTTTGATCATTTATGGGAAAAGGCAGAAACCAATAGCGACATCGCATTGGCTATATGCCCGCTGGTAAGCGGCTGTTTAAAAGAAGGCAGCCGCGGACTTGGTGAGGAGCTAAATACAACACGCTCAAAATTGTGCCCATTCTCAACGTAATGACCACTGGACTGTAATGCCCAGTATGGTTCTCTGTCTTGATTGAGGACAATCGGACCTGAAACCTTAAACTTGGATAACTTACCTACACTACCCCCAATAAAGCGCCAACCTAAGTCAGCGTCCCACAGGTTGATGTAATTGCCAACTGGTAAAAACCAATCGACAACGAAGGAGTAAGGTACCCGCTCCCATACTATCTCAACTGGGTTAGTTACTCCCATTTGAGCTAGGGTTGCAAGCAGCGGATTTTCAAGGACATAGTCGAGCCTACAATGGCATCGATGATTGCCCTCAACTTTACAATTCGCATAAATAGCCGAAGAGTAATCCGAAGTCTTGATGAAGGAGTCAGATATCTGAGAAGATACCCGGCCGTGAACGGTAGCGCGATAAGCGTCACCATCACGATCCTTATTTTCTATGGCCTGACAAGCGCCATGGACATCAGACAATAGCGGCTTCCAACCATACTGCAACTCAAGCCAGTCCTTCGGTATATCTTTCGAAGAACCGCGCTTGCCCTCACCTAAAACCTTTCTCCATTTCTTCGGGGATAAGGATTTATAGTGTTCCACCTGTTTTGAGATTTTCTTCGCTACAGATAAGAACAGCTCCGCCGTTTCCTTGCGTTCTGCAAAGGCGACACCCAGATTAACTTTCTGGTTTTTAAGAGCTGAGAGAGCTTTGTTAACCGCCGCACCCTCCAAATTTGGAGGAAAACTCGGCAGGCCAAAATAAGCTTCGTTCCAGCCCGCTCCCCCCTCAAAGACGAGTTTACTATCATCTCGGAGGATTGCGAAACCCATTTGGGTCCCACACGGAGTGCGGTAGGAGCTAATCGACTGAAATGGTTTTGGGTGCTTCCAGCCGCTGGCCGATACGGACAGCGAATCATTGGCACTTTTAAACACAGTTCGGTATTCCCACAATTTATGAGGATACGCCACCGAAGTAATCGGACTCCCATTATAGGGAATCAGATACATCGTTCCGTCGCCATAGAAGGCTTCGACCGTTGAAACTAATGGACGTGGCATGTGGGTACCTATTCAGTTGATTATGCTTAAGGCCAGAGCCCCC